GGTATTCCCATTCGTTCAGGCACAGTTTAACACCATTAAGAAATGGGGCGAACTGTTCGTACAGAACCCTGCAAACTTCTACAAGTTGGGTCGTGCATACAACTCACTTACTAAAGAAGGTTCTAGCGCCATCTACGACATCACTGGTGTCGAGTATGACGAAGGACAAGGTTTTATCTACGAAGATGAGTTTGGCGAGAAGCGTTTCCGCTATCCAATTGCTGGTAGTTTCATTGGCGGTTTGGCTGGTCAACTAATTGGCGTTGAGAATGGCTCTATGTCTAAGTTGGAAATCACAGCGCCTGTACAGTCTCTTAACCTTGCATTTGGTAACGTGAACCCTGGTGTTCCTGGATTCGGTCCTGCTGCACAGTTTGCTTTCCAAGCAACTGGCAAGTCAGCAGCATTTGGTCCTGTATGGGAGACTATTCGCACAGTTGTAATGCCTTTTGGTGAGTCACAAGATGCAATCGGTGGACTTGCCCCAGCATGGTTGCGTAAGACTTTCTACTATGCAATCAATGACCAGAAGACAGTTGAGCGTGGTATCAAGGACTGGGCATCATACCTAGCATCTACTGGCAAGTATGGAGAGAATCCACTTGCTGATGATACTGCCCGTAATCAACTATTTGATGACGCATCAAAGATGTCTCGTGGTGTAGGACTACTACAAGCACTATTCCAGAACATTGCACCTGCTACACCTTCTAGCGAAATCTTTACAAAGATTCCTACAAACAAGGGTAAGTTGGACTTTGCTAGCATGACAATGCTCTATAGCATGTGGGACCAGATTAGCAAGAAGCATCCTGGTGATTACATGAAGGCTGTTACTGAGTTCTCAGATGAGTTCGGTGAGGATAACCTTCTTGCGATTATGGGTGGTTCTTCTCGTTCTGTTACTGGTACTGCTGATGCATGGACATTCTTGAATCAGAACCCAGAAGTGGCAGATACTTATGCTACAAAGAGCGGTGACATTATTCCGTTCTTCTTCCCTGGTGGAGAGGCTGCTACAGCCTACTACTCATGGCAGAAGGCTACAGGACGTCGTGAGGCTTTAAGCCGCGAAGAACTAGCAGGAGCAGCAGAAGAACTTGTCTACAAGATGGCTAAGTCTCAGATTTCTGATATGCAGGCTGCTGGTGGATACTCAGATGTTTGGTATGCACAGGAAATTAATGCTTTGAACCAGCGTTTTGGTGGTGCAGCACCTGCATCATTAGTAACAGTTGGTACTGACCAAGAGCGTATTGCTAATGTCGGTAAGGCTTTAGCAGATGAACGCTTCCAGGATTCACCTATCTATGAAGAAACACTGCAATTCTACAGAGCATATTCAGAGGCTGTTGAGTTGTTAAAGACCGCAAGAGTAACTGCAGACCCAGACTTAGGTAGTTCACACTGGTATGCAACATCTTTACGTACAAACCTAGAGGCACTAGGTAACCAGTTAGTGCTAGAGAATCCAGCATTTGCACCAATGTATTACCGTGTATTTGCAGGAACTATGAAAGTGAAGGACTAAAGTGGCTGAGAAAGTAGTATACAGAACAGCAGATGAGGCTAGAGCAGCAGCGACGTCAAAGTCAAACACTGCCTACTACTCAATGGGTCAGATGGCCAATTCTAATGCTGCAGCCATTGCTGCAAAGGTTAGAGGACCTAACTCTTTTTATACCCAAGCACTTGCACAAGCAGATGCAGTTGCATTTAGTAATATCTTTGCTCCAGAACTAGACCGCCTTCGTGCTCAACAGCGTTCAGATGGATACGGAAACAACGCTAACTACCTACAGGCTCTATTGCGTTCAGCAGGTGGTTCTAAGGGAACTACTCCACTAGGTTCTTTTGACCTATCAGATACTAAGGCTCTACGCGAGGCTTTAGTTGCTTCTCGCCTTAATGGAGTTGAGTACTTCACATTCCTTGAGGATATGAGCAAGAACGGTATTGGCACTGGTGGCCCTAAGACTAAGTTCAGCAAGGATGCATCTACTGCTATCAACCTAATTGATAAGTCAGATGCTACAACAACCTTTAGCAAAGGATTCTATACAGCCTTTGGCATGATGCCATCAGAAACTCAAATCACAGCCTTCATGAATAAGTTCAACGCCAAGGCTAAGCAAGAGGCAGTTACAACCACCTATAGTGGTACTTCAACTACCTCTAAGGGTGGTTCTACTGGCAAGAGCACAACTACTCGCAGCGGACTAGGATTTACAGACCAAGAGCAATCCAACTACCTTGCCAAGTATCTTTCTTATTACACTGAGGTTACTCCAGAAGTAGGCGGCGCTGCAAAGGTAATCCTAGACGAGATTCGCAATACTTACAAGAACAATGGCTTGCAGGAACCAGCATTTGAGGCAATGGCTAAGATAGCCAAGGATGTTATTGGAACTGGTGATTCTGAGATGGCTAAGCAAAAGATTGCAGAGGCTAAGCAAAAGATTCGTAACCTTGCAGCCAAGTTGAATCCTGGTGCTGCTGACCTCCTTGCAGCAGGTGAAGACATGAGTACAATTTCTGAGCAATATATAAAACTTGCTGAGTCAGTAACTAAGAAGAAGTACACAATTGATTCGCCCATCATCAAGCAAATGGTAAACATGAAGGATGATAAGGGTGCTATCCGCTCAGCGACAAACTGGGAAGCATACGGAATTATTAGAAACAGCAGTGACTGGGATACCAGTCCTGATGCCTATTCAACATACAGCAATATTGGTGATGTTTTGACATCTAAGTTGGGATTATAATATGCCTTGGAGTTTAGAAGACATTGGAGAGTTTGCTCTCGATTTAGCAAAAGATATTACTGGTGTTACTAACTTTCAGAATGCTGCAGATGCCTTTAAGCGTGCACAAGCCACCCAAAATGCAGTAGATGGTGATGTAGGTAAGGCATTAAGCGCTCTCCCTTCTTATGTAAAGGATATTGGCGTTGGTGTAGGACAGAGTGTTATTGGTGCAGGTACAGCACTTATGAACTTTGACCCAAAAGCAAAAGTAGCAACATCAGCATCAAAATTAACAACAAAAGGACCAGTAGTAGCATTAGGTGAAAAACTTGGCGCTACTATTAGTGGTAAGGCAACTAAGGCAGAGGTTTTATCTACTACTGCTGGCAAGAATGTTACAAAAACTACTAAGAGTGCTGATGATGCAAAAGCCGCTGCAAAGTTAGCCGCTGAAGAAGCAACTGCAGCCAAGAAGGCTGCTGAAGCAGCAGCGAAAAAGGCTGCTGAGGCTAAGACCGCAGAGGCTGCTAAGAAGGCTAATGAACTTAAGTTAAAGGCTGAGCAAGAAGCCAAGCAAGCCGCTGCTGCTAAGAAAGCAGCCGATGAAGAGGCAAAGGCCGCTGTTGCTGCAGCAAAGAAAGCAGCAGAGCAGAAAGCAGTTGCAGATAAGGCACTGGCTGCCGAGAAGGCTGCAGCCGAAAAGGCTGCTGCTGCTAAGGCAAAACAAGAAGCCGAAGCCAAGGCTGACGCAGAGGCTCAAGCAAAACGCGATGCAGATGCTAAAGCACGTCAAGATGAACTTGATGCAAAAAGAAAAGCAAGTGAAGATGCTGCCGCAGCACGTAAGGCTGACCTAGAGGCTAAGGTTAGAGCACGTGAAGAGGCTGCTCTTAAACGTAAAGAAGAATTAACTGCTAAGCAACAAGCGCGTCTAAAAGAACTTGAAGATGCACGACTTAAGCGCGAAGAAGATTTAAGACTTAAGCGTGAAGCAGAGGCTAAGGCTCGTGAAGAGGCTAAAATAAAGAAAGCCGAAGAAGAAGCCGCTGCGGTTACTCCAAAAACTGTTACACCTAAGATTATAGACCCAGATGTAATTCCTCCAGATGAGGAACCACCTCCAGTGGAACCTCCACCTGTAGAACCACCTCCAGTGGAACCTCCTCCAAGTGAGCCTCCTGTGGTGACACCACCTCCTACTGTAACTCCTCCTCCAACAGAGGAGCCACCTCCTCCAACAGAGGAGCCGCCGCCGCCTGATGAAGAGCCTCCTCCAGGAGATTTCATTCCAGGCGATGGCGACTTCAACGATGGTACAGAAGAAAATGAAGATGAACCTCCTGCTGATACTCCTGCTGCAACAGATACTTTTGACAAGACTTGGTTAATCCTTCGTGCAAAGTTAATTGCTGCAGGACTTCCAACAAAGACTGTTGATGACAGTGTTACTTATTTCCGTCAAATGATAAAGGATGGTGTATTCGCAGGGGATACAAATGAGATTAGTAACATGGTTGACCAATATCTCTATCTCCCTACATACACACCTAAGGGTGGTGGGGAACCTATTACATCACCTTACTATCGTGACTTTGGTTCATATAATAATGACCTCAAGGTACCAAAGCAGCCAAAGGATTTAGTTCCATTGGTTCTTGGATATGAAAAATTAGTTGATAAGTATCAAGTATCTAGCAAGTTTGCTCAGAGAGATGCTATCCAACAATATCTAAAAAACGATGTTTCTGTATCTGAATTAGATGAGCGCATGAATGCTTCACGACTTCGTGGACTTAGTGCTGACCCTGTTTACCTTAATACTCTTAAGGAGATGGGTTATATCTCAGATGGTGCAGACCTAACAAGTTTCTTCTTAGACCCTTCAATTGGTACTATGGAACTTGAGTCTCGCCGTAAGACTGCAGCATTTGCTACAGAAGCAATGCGCCGTAGTAATGCAGGTATCACTCTTGATACAGCATCTGCTCAGGCTAACGCTGCTCGTCTAACAGCACTGGGATACTCAGAAGCACAAGTTACTAGCCTTGCTGGTGAGGGATATGAGAATATTGCTCAGCAGTTGAATCCAGTTACAGCCCTATCAGGTATCTATGAGAAGACTGGTGAGAGTGCAAGCGCACTTGCTCCAGTTATTCAGAAGGAACTTGAATCAGAGCAGTTCTTAGGAATGGCTTCACAGCGTCGTAAGAAACTTGCTGAACAGAACATCAAGGCCTTCCAAGGTCAATCAGGTATGAGCCGTTACGGCCTAACTAGCGGAAGCGCTAGCAGCCTAATATAAAAATCCTTTGCGGACCCATCGGCCCCGTGAAGTGTACAAGACCGATAGTACAAGCCAAGAGCAGATACCCCGTCTGTGATTGAGGTGTGCGACAACTACTAACAAAGGGAGAAAATCGCTATGAGCGATAACCGCGATAACATATGGGATGACGAAGAAGACGACGATACTTATGCATCGTTTGATTCAGATACCGACTTGGTAAAGAAACTTCGTAAGGCTCTAAAGGCTGAACAGAAGCGAAACAAGGAGTTAGAGTCAACTTTGGGTGACCTAACTAATTCCCAGAAAGAGCGGATTTTGAAGGATGCACTTGCATCCCGAGGTGTCAATCCTAAGATTGCACAATTCATACCATCAGATATCGAAGCATCTGAAGATGCTATCGGGGCCTGGCTAGACAGTAATGGTGATGTCTTCGGATATAAGCCATTAGAAAAGTCAAAGGTTGCCCAACAGGATATCGCAGCGATGCAACGTATGGATAGTGCACTCACAGGTGCTGAGACACCAGCCTCATCAGATGACTTGCTAAATCGCATTGCGAATGCAGGTTCAGAGGATGAGATTTTATCCATTCTAAGCGGTAACTAAACCGCACACTAACCAGAAAGGGGATATCGCCAAATGGCCGATGTCTTTACCACTTCAACCTCTGGGTTAGGTTCCAATCTTGTAACTATGGCGTACGACAAGTTGATTGAAATCAACTTGCGTTCAACACCACAGTTCCGCGCAATTGCGGACAAGAAGGTCGGAAACCCAACTCACGACGGTTCTTCAATTCGTTTCCAGTTCCACAATGATATTGCTGACACCACAATTGCTGGTGCAACACTCACTGAGACTGTAGACCCAGATGCAGTAGCACTACCAGCAACAACAACTCTAGATGTCTCACAGACAGAACTAGGTCGCGTAGTACTCCCAACACGTAAGATGTCACTAATGACTCTTGCTGATGTTGACCCATGGATTGCTAACGCAGTTGCGTTCAACATGGCAACCACACTAGACAACGGTATTGCCGCTGTTCTAGATGCAGGTACAAATGTTATCCGCGAATCTGGTGGAGCACTTTCAACAACTGCTGCTAAGTCAACAATTGACACAACAGACACATTCAAGGGACGCGACGTACGTTACGCTGTAACAAAGTTGCGTGCTGCTAATGTTCTAACTCGTGGCGGAATGTATGTTTCATACATCCACCCAGAAGTTTCACATGACCTCCGTACAGAGACAGGTAACAACATCTGGCGTACACCACATGAGTACCAGAATGCTGGTCCTCTACTTGCTGGCGAACTTGGCGCATGGGAAGGTGTTCGTTTCATCGAGACACCACGCATGACAAACACAGTTTCAGGTAAGGCGCTAACAGCACTTGCTACTGCTCCAGCAGTAAGCGGAGTTTCAGGTGAGTTCACAATCGTCGTTGCAAACGGCGCATTTGGTGGTCTTGCTGAGGTTGGCGATGCTATCTCAGGAACTAACGTAGGTTCAGGTGCTTTGATTACAGCAATCTCAGTTGGAACAACAAACACAACACTTACAGTGTCTGTTGCTAACTCAGGAACTGTTGGAACAAACACACTTACAGTTACTCCAAAGGCACGTGTTTACAACACTTACGTACTAGGACAGCAAGCACTTGCTGAGGCAGTATGGAAGGAACCAGGCATTGAGTTTGGTAACGTTGTTGACAAGTTGAACCGTTTCCGTCCAGTCGGCTGGCATGGAATCATCAACTGGTCTATCTACCGTCCAGAGGCTCTATACCGCATCGAAACTGCTTCATCAGTTCGTGCATAATCTAAGTAATTAGATGGGTGGGGCAGGGGGTAACTCCTGCTCTATCCATAAAACGGCTTAGGAGGCTAAATGGCATATAGATTCACAACACCTACAGTGAGCGAAGGCCCTGCAGGCGAAGGTCGCTTATTCAGCCGTTACAGGCTCGTAAGAGGCGTCACAGTTCTCAAGATAAATGGCGAATACTTTGAACTTCGCTATCCCTCATCAGAGGAGATTGAGGATGCAGATATTGCCTATATCGGCGGATATTCATATGAAGTCAGCCCAGGGGAGAAGGCAGACCTTGAGGCTGCAGGATACACAGTGGAGACGGTATGAGACACAGATTAGACCACCCAGAGGATGTTGAAGGTTGCTTTGGGTGCAAGGTTATTGGACTTCAAATGAGTCCAGGAGATGCATCATCTCAGAAGATGGTAAGCAATAAGAAGTGGGACGGTGAGTTAGAAGCCTATCGTGCAGCACGTGCCGATGGGATTCAACCTGCTGGAACTAGCATGAAAAAAATTCAGGAAGCACGTCGTGCCTCTGATGTCATGGGTAAGGCATTTGATGCCAACACCATGGGTGATAGTAGAACAATTCAAAAGAAAACAGTAGCCACACTCAAAGAAGTAGGAGCAATATAATGCCAATGGTAGAAGGAAAGAAGTTTCCATACACAGCAGCAGGAATGAAGGCAGCAAAGAAGGCTTCTAAGAAGCACGAAAAGACAGAGGGCAAGATGGAGCGCGAAGTCGAATACGGCTCAAAGAAGGTCATGAAGAAGACCGCTAAAAAGACTGCCAAGAAGAAGGCCGTAAAGCGTGGATTGTTTGGTGGCAAGTAATGGCTAAGAAAGTATCATACCTAGATAACCTACAAAAGGAACTAGGCCAAGCAGCAAAGAATACAAGCAACGCTATCGATAAGTATTTGAATGGAAACCGTCCTCTTCCTAAGGGAATGAAACTTGGTCCATCAAATATAAAGCAAGAAGTGGGACAACTTGCTGGTGCGCTTCTACAGGGTCGTCGTTATAGTGACAAGACTGCGAAGCAAGTAAAAGCAAAGAAGAAGTAAATGCCAATTCGTAAGCCAGGCAATTGTCGCTTATGTAGCAAGCCAGATAATAAGTGTAAGTGCTAATGAAGGCTAAACCATTCTGGGAGAAAAAGAACCCAAAGAAGAAATCAACTCCTTTAACACCAGCACAGAAGGCTAGGGCTAAGGCACGTGCTAAAGCAGCAGGTCGTCCTTATCCAAATCTAGTGGACAATGCAGCAGTAAGGAAGAAGAAGTGAAAGACTCACGATTAACACGGGCAGGAGTGGCAGGCTATAACAAGCCTAAGCGCACTCCGAGTCACCCTACTAAGTCACACGTAGTTGTGGCTAAGGTAGGTAGCCAGGTCAAGACCATACGTTTTGGACAACAAGGCGTTTCTGGCTCACCTAAAAAAGCAGGAGAATCTGCATCATATGCAGCACGTCGTAAATCTTTCAAAGCAAGACATGCAAAGAATATATCCAAAGGAAAAATGAGTGCCGCATATTGGGCAGATAAGGTGAAATGGTAATGGCAAAATCAGCAGATGAGGCTCGCGCACAAGCGATGAAGCCAAAGCGTGGACTTCCAAAAGGTGGAGGCAAGGGACTTAAGGGTTCTAACCTATACACACCTGTAAGTCAGGCAACAATTGATTCAATCAAAAAGGCAGGAATGGCTGCTTCTCTTAAGAAGGCAGCAACATCAAAGGACGCATCTTTCGTTCAAGGTGTAAAGCGTATGTATGGTGCTGAGCGTTTAGCAGCAGCAAAGAAGGCAGCAGTAGTCAAGTCAGGTTCTGCAGATGCAGCACGTTCTAGCGCAAGCAAGTCCTCTGGTGCTAAGTACAAGTCAGCAGACTCTGCTCGTTCATCAATGAACAAGACATCAAGTAAGTCATCAAAGCCAATGGCTAAGAAGTCAGGAACAACTGACCCATTCGCTAAATTTGTATTTGATATTCCTCGCGCACTTAAAGAACCATTTACTTCAAAGAATAAGAAGAGCAAGTAATTCAACCTAAAGGACAAAAATGACAACCACCTACGCCAATTTGGTAGATGAGGTTATCCTCAACCTATCAGGCTACACATTGAGGCAAGACCGTACAACGCACCTCACACAAGATGTGACCTCTACTGGTCTTATCTTAAATCTTGGTAATACTACCAATATTGGTAAAGGTGTTGTCGAAATTGATGATGAACTACTTTGGTTAGATTCTTATGACAGAGTTTCATCAACTGCAATCGTAGCACCTTATGGCCGTGGATACCACGGTACAACCAATGCTGCTCATACAACAAATACCAAGGTTACAGTTGCTCCAACATTTCCTAAGGCTACAGTTAAGAAGGCTATTAACGATACTATCGATGCAGTCTTTCCTAACTTGTTTGGCATAGGAATTTACACATTTAACTATAACTCAGTCAAGACAGCATACTCAATCCCAGCAGAAGCACAGACAGTTCTATACGTTTCTTGGAAGACCACAGGACCTACAGACGAGTGGCTACCAGTTAAAGGATGGCGTCATGACCCTCTTGCAAACTCTACTGCATTTACAACCGCTAACACTATTTCAATCTATGACCGCATTGAAGCAGGTCGTACTGTTCAAGTTTATTATACTAAGAAACCGACTACGTTAAATGCTGCAGCACCTACAGACACATTTGAGTCTATTACAGGATTGCCTTCATCTTGTAAGGATGTAATCCTTTATGGTGCAGCATATCGTTTGGCATCATTTATTGACCCAGGTCGCCTTAACTATTCATCTGCAGAAGCAGACCAAGCCGATAGCAAGATTCAGTATGGCTCTGGTGCTTCTACAACTAGATTCCTTCTTGCCCTCTATCAACAACGCTTGAATGAGGAAACCAAGAAACTCCGTGACGTTTACCCAATTCGCATCCACTATACGAGGTACTAATAAATGACAGTTCGCCGCTATTCCTCTATCTCACAAGAGACCTACTTACAAACCGCTCTTAACGCTACCGCTACGACTATGACTGTCAACTCAGCAAACGTACTGGGTGGCATTACTCCTGGTTCTGGTGAGCGCTTTACACTTGTCATTGACCCAGATACAGCACTTGAAGAAATTGTCTATGCTGTTTCTCCTACTTCTCCTGCTAGCACAACAATCACAATTATTCGTGGTGTAGATGGAACTGGTACAGAAGGTGTCTCTGGTATTGCTCACTCAGCAGGTGCCAAGGTTCGTCACATGGCTATCGCCGTGGACTTCCGTGAGGCTAACAATCACATTGAGAATGTCACAACTGCTCACGGATTGACTATTGCCAACGTCCTAGAGACAACCGACACAAACATGATTACTACAGCAATGCTCCAGGCAAACGCTGTAACTACTGCTAAAATTACAGATGCTAACGTAACCACTGCAAAGATTGCTGATAGCGCAATTACATCTGCCAAAATCGCAGACCTTACTATTGCTACAGGTGATATCGCAGACTCTGCTATCACAAGCGGTAAGATTGCAACAGGTGCTGTAGGAACAGTTAAGATTGATGACCTATCAGTTACAGAAGGAAAATTAGCCCCTAACGCAGTTGCTACTGCCAAGATTGCAGACTCAGCAGTAACTAGCGCTAAGATTGCAGACGGAACAATTGTTGCTGGCGACATTGCAGATGGAGCCATTACATCAGCAAAGATTCTTGATGGAACAATTGCTACTGGAGATATTGCTGACAGTGCTATTACTTCGGCTAAGATTGCTGATGGCACTATCGTTGCTGGTGACCTAGCAGACGGAGCAGTTACATCTGCCAAGATTCTAGACGGTACTATTGTCAATGCTGACGTATCTGCTACCGCAGCAATTGCTAAAACTAAGTTAGACCTTGGCGGAACTATTACCTCTGCTGACTTGGTTGACGGAACTATTGTTAATGCAGACATCAACGCATCTGCTGCTATTGCCCTATCTAAGTTGGCGGTAGACCCACTGGCTCGTGCTAACCACACAGGTACACAGACAGCATCTACTATCTCAGACTTTGATACACAGGTTCGTACATCTCGCCTAGACCAGATGGCAGCACCTACTGCAGCCGTTGCCTTGAATGCTCAGAAGATTACAGGACTTGCAGACCCAACTAATGCTCAAGATGCAGTAACTCTTAACTACATTACAACTCAAAAGGGTGCAGTAAATGGTATTGCATCTCTAGATGGTTCTGGATTAATTCCTACTAATCAATTACCTGCATTAGCAATTACCGAAACATCAGTGGTTATTTCGCAGGCTGCAATGCTTGCTTTGACTGCACAGATTGGTGACGTTGCAGTTCGCACAGATGTTAACAAGTCATTTATTCTTACAGCAACTCCAGCCTCTACCCTTGGCAACTGGCAAGAATTGCTTACTCCAACAGATGCAGTTCTATCTGTTGACGGTAACACTGGAGCAATTAGTCTTTCTGGTACATACCTAAATAGAACAACTGGAACACTACTTGGCAATCTTGCTGCTGGTGGTTTCAAGGTAACTGGTTTAGGAACACCTACAAGCGATGCAGATGCTGCTACTAAGGTATACGTAGACGCAGTTGCAGGTTCTGCTACCGCTGCTGCAGCAAGTGCTGCTGCCGCTGCTACAACTTATGATAACTTTGATGACCGTTACTTAGGTGCCAAGTCATCTGCTCCATCTGTAGACAATGATGGTAACTCACTTATCACAGGTGCTATCTACTGGAACTCAACAACCAATGCAATGTATGCCTGGACTGGAACAGAATGGGGTTCAATCTCCTCAACTGCTGCAATCTTCCGCTACCGCTTTGATGCATCTGGCGGAGAAACATCACTTACAGGAACTGATGCTAATGGCGTAACTTTAAGTTATCTACCAGGTAAAGAGCAGGTATACCTCAATGGTGTACTTCTTGCTCGCACATCTGACTACACAGCATCTAATGGTACAAGCATCACATCTCTTGCAGCGCTGGTTGCTGGAGACATTGTGGAGATTATTACTTTCACATCATTTGAACTGGCAACAGCAATTGACAAGAGTTTATTTGATGCTAAAGGTGACATCTTAGTAGCAACTGCTGCAGACACACCAGGAAAATTAACACTTGGCACTGATGGGTACTACCTACAGGCTGACTCATCAACTGCTACTGGTATCAAATGGGCAGCAGTATCTGGCTACTCAGCACCAACTTTGGGTTCAACAACTATTGCATCAGGTGCAACAGTAACAACAATTTCAGGATTAACCGACGTAGTACTTAACGGTCCAGGAAGCGTGGCAGATGAACTGGCACTAATCCTAATGGGCGCACTCTAAGAAAGGGAGTAAGTAATGCCAACAACAACCAAGGCGCTGTTCCGTGGAGCAGCAACAACTACAGTAGGAACAACTCTTTATACAGTTCCTTCTTCTACAACAACAATTGTAACTAACATTGCTGTGACTAACACAGCAGGAACTGCAGGTACATTTACACTAGGACTTGCTGGTACTGCACTGCACACAACTGCAGCCATTGCTGCAAACACAACAGCATACATTGACCTAAAGCAGGTACTTGCCGCAACTCAGACCATTACTGGTGGAGCATCAGCAACATCAATTAACTTCCACATCAGCGGAATTGAGGTATCTTAATATGGGTCTATCAGTATTTCCTGTTCCTACAGCAGCAAGTGGTTTATCGGTTGGTCGTTTTCCTGCTGCATCAAATATGCCATTTAACATTCCTGCTGGATTAAGTTTACAAAATACAGTTACTTCTACAACCACATTTACTGCTGGTCAGTTACCCGCACAAGTATGGGCAGTAATAGTTGGCGCAGGTGGTGCAGGTGGCAGCAATGGCTCAACTTCAGCAAATGGCGGCGGCGGTGGTGGTGGTGTAGTAATTGGTTGGGTAGATGTTCCGTCTACTGGAATCACTGCAACCATTGGCGCAGGTGGTGTAACCGCATCAAGCAATGGCGGCAGAGGTGGAACAACTATTTTTGGTACAGTTTTTGCAAATGGCGGTGGTGGTGGTTGTGGTAATGGTAACGCTCAACTTGACACTGGCACTGCAGTACCTATTCACGGCGATGGTGTACCTGGCTATGGTGGCAACGCTGCTACTCCTGTGTTTCCAAATACAAATAAAATACTTACATTGCCTTGTGGTGCACCTTGGGGAAATAATAAAGGTAACTGGTCACAGGCTTCAGGTTCAAGCACCGTTACTTCTGTTTCAAATCTTCTTAATGTACGCCAACATAATTATTTAGGCGGCGGCGCGGGTGCTTGGTCAGCGGATGCTCCTTGGGGAAACACTGGTGGTTCTGGATTTACCGCAGGAGGTGGTGCTTCTTCTGGAAATGGCGGAGGTTCATTTAGAGACGGTGGAATAACAGCAACCTTTGCAGGAGGAACAGGTGCAGGTGGCGGTGGTTCTGGTGGTGGTGCAGGATTTTTAGCAGCAGGTAGTAGCGGTTCTGGAACTACTGGTGGTAACGGTGGCTCAGGTGGTGGTGGTGGCGGTGCTGGATTTGGTGCAAGCCAAGCAGGCAACGGTGGCGCTGGATGCGTATTGATTTATTACTAAGGAGAAATTAAATGGTTAATTTTGCAGTACTTAATGAAGAAAATGAAATTATTAATATCATTGTGGCTGACTCTTTGGAAATAGCAACTGCCGCTACTAACGCAAATTGTGTAGAGTTGCCACCAACAGAATTTGGTATTGGTGATTCATATGATGGAACTCAATTTATCAAAGCAGCAGAACCAGAGGTAACTGAATGACTAAAGCCCGTGACCTAGCCAATGCTGGTACAGCCTTAACTACAGTATCTGCTACAGAGTTAGGCTACTTAGATGGCGTAACTTCTGCTGTGCAGACACAGATTGATGCTAAGTTAGCAACTGCTACTGCAGCATCTACGTACGCAACTGCATCAAATTTAACTACTCATACTGGTGCTTCATCTGGAGTACACGGTGCAACGGGTTCAATTGTAGGAACTACTGATACGCAGACATTAACCAATAAGACTCTTACTGCACCAGTTGTTAACTTGGCAAGTAATCCGCAAACTGGTACAGCGTATACACTTGTTTTGACAGATAATGGTAAACTTGTAGAAATAAGTAATGCTTCTGCTATTACTTTGACAGTTCCTACTAATGCATCTGTTGCCTTTCCTACGGGAACGCAAATCAATTTGCTTCAAACTGGAGCAGGACAGATTACTGTAGGCGGCGCTGGGGTAACAATTAACGCAACCCCAGGACTTAAACTACGTACACAATGGTCATCAGCCACACTTATTAAACGTGCTACAGATACTTGGGTACTTGTCGGCGACTTATCAGCATAAGGAGAAACTATGCCTATTTTAGGAACTACTGCGTCTCACGCGTTAGTTATAAAGTTAAAACCAGTAGTAACTGGAGGAACTCTTTATTCAGATGCAACATACTACTATCGTAAGTTTACCGCTAATGGAACTTTAGGCATCACTGGTTCAGCACTTACATATGACGCTTTAGTTATTGCAGGTGGTGGAGGTGGTGGTTCTGGATACAATCAAACCGCTAGTTTCCCAGTTGTTTATACCGCAGGCGGTGGAGGTGGTGCAGGTGGTGTTCGTTTTGTAACCTCTCAATCATCTAATACTAATTTAGCAGTTACTGTAGGTGCAGGTGGAGCAAACACGGCAAACGGAAGTGACTCTGTTATTGGTTCTGTGACATCAACTGGTGGTGGTCGTGGCGGTGGTGGTGCAGGTTATGACTCAAGACTGCTAGGTCAATCTGGCGGTTCATCTGGTGGTGGTGGTAGTTATGCCTACAATGATGGAAGTGGTTGGGGAGTTGGTGGGTACCAGTCCTTAACGGCAGCATCTCCAACTCAAGGAAATCTTGGCGGTTATGGAAACTATGTCGGCTCTGCTTCTTATGATGTTACAGGTGGAGGTGGTGGTGGTGCAGGTGCTGTAGGAACAGCAGGAACTACATCACCAGGAACTGGTATTGGTGGTGCGGGAACAACGGCATATAGCAGTATTGGTTCTATAACTTCTAGTGGTCAAAACGTTGGTGGCACCTATTGGTTTGCTGGCGGAGGAAGTGCTGGAAGAAAAGGACAAACACCAGGAGGTGCTACCAATGGTGGCGGTGGTAAAGGTGGAGACGGTAACGATGCTGGAACCACAAATGGTTCTAGCGCAGGTCTTGCTAATACTGGCTCTGGCGGTGGTGGAAATTCTTACAACGCAGGATATCAAACATATAACAACCCCGCGTCACCAGGTGGTTCAGGTATTGTAATTATTCGTTACACGAAAGTGCAGGTAGATTAATTATGTCTCATTGGGCAGAAATTGATGAGAATAATGTTGTTCTTCGCGTAACTGTTGGAGACAATAATGACCCAGCAGGGGATGAAGGATATCAATGGTTAATTGATAATCTTGGTGGCACCTGGGTAAAGACATCTTATAATGGAAATATCCGTGGAAAATTTGCTGGCGTTGGTGACATTTATGATGAAGTCAATGATGAGTTCTATTCACCAGCACTTGATGTGTTTGATGTTGAATCAACGGCAATTGAAACACCAGCAATAGAAAATTAATACTTATCCCTGAGCAAGGATTCAAACTGCTCGCCAATTTTTCTAACTAAGGAGCACAATGCCAACGCCAGATATTACGGAAAATATCCCCTTAAACATTGGTAACCCTGGAGTCTCTGGCTTTTGGACTAATACCGCTGAGGATTATGACGTTGCTGTTGGTGGAGAACCTTTCTTCCTAGCACCTACAGACCAGAACCCTTACCAACGTGAGACTGCTCCTTATCGTAAGGACCAGTTTGATAATGGCAAGGAGCCAGGTGAGCAATCATTGACTGGCTGGTGGATTCGTTCACAGTCATCTTTCCACGTAGGTAATGGTATTAAGTTCTATGACCCATCTACAGGCGAGTCAAGCCCATACCGTTTTGCTGACTCACAAGGTGTAGATGTCTGGACTAAAGGACAGGTAACACTACTTAAGGATGTAGTTAGCACTCATATTACTACAGGACCTGTAACAGGTTCAGACCATCAGCACGTTAATCAACATGCTCGTTCTATTCAATGGAATAGCACCAACGGTATTCTTTTACATGATGAATACGATGTAGATAAGGTATTCCCTACTATCACAGTATCTATCAGTAATAAAGCATTGACTTCTAATGTGGCTACACTGACTACTACTGCAGTACACGGTCTATCTATTGGCATGGAAATTACAATTAGTGGGGTAGGTTCACCGTTTGACGGTGAATACCGCATTACTAGCGTACCAACAACTACTACCTTTACCTATGCAAAAACTGCTAGCGATGTTCCATCTGCTGCAGTATCTCCAGTTGGCACTGGCGTTGCTTCTATTATTCACTTTATTGATTATAACACTGGAAGTGCTGAACCTGTTTATGCTATCTGTGATGACGGCGTATATGCATACTGGGTAACTAATGCTGATGTCAGTGGTACTCCAAGACTTCATATGTACAAGAAGTTACTGACTGATAACACAACAACCGTTCCATCGCCTATGTTTACTGCAAACAGTATTACTATTACATATGCTACTATGGAGTTTGTAAAAGACCGTATTGTACTATGCGTTAATAACGCAGTATACGAGGTATCTCCTAACGCAACATCGTTGCCTACTGCTGTATATACAAACCCTAATACTAATTATCACTATACAAGTATCTCAGCATCAGGTCCTGCTATCTACACTGCTGGTCACTCAGGTATCTACTCCACTATCCAGAAGTATACTCTTACTACTGGTGGTGCTATGCCTACACTTTCACAGGCATCTGTTGCTGCCGAGTTGCCACCAGGAGAGATTATTGAAAGACTCTACTACTACCTAGGTTACATGCTTATTGGAACTAGCCGTGGTGTTCGTGTATCTACAGTTAATGACCAAGATGGTTCTCTTGCCTACGGACCAGTTATCTTTGAATCCCATCAACCAGTTTATGACTTTTGTGGGCGTGACCGTTTCGTTTGGTGTGCCTCTGGGATTGGCTCTATTGATGGTGGTTTAGTCCGCATTGACTTAGGTCAAACTATTCTAGATGAGCCATTGCGTTTTGCTTATGCTAATGACTTACAGGTTTCTCAGTCAGAAACTCATTACACGACTTCTGTAGCCTTTATTGGAACAACCAATCAATTGTCCTTTACAACTGCTCACAATTCTACCAATGGTGCTATCTATCTTGAGTCACCAACTGTGCTACGTTCTAGTGGATATCTAACCACTGGTGCTATCCGTTATGGAACACTTGAGCCTAAAAACTTTAAGTTTATCCGTGGTCGTGGTGACTTTACTAATGGTGCTATGGATATCCAAACCGTTGGTCCTGATGGAACTATCTATACAGTAATTACTTACAGTGCTACTGCAGGTACTCCAGAGGCAGCAACCACATACCCAGAGAATGCACAAGAGTATATCTCATACAAGTTTACGCTCTCACGCAGCGCAAGCAATACCAGTCTAGGCCCTATCTTTAAGGGTTATCAAGCAAAGGCTCTACCTGCCACCAAGAGACAGAGATTGATTCAGTTTCCTGTCTGGTGCTTTGACGTAGAAACTGACCGTTACGGTGTACAAACTGGCTATGAGAATCGTGCGTGGGAGCGTATTCAAATCCTTGAAGCAATCGAAGCAGCGGGTGATATTGTGAACGTGCAAGATTTTACTACTGGTGAACGTATTCAAGGACTTATTGAAAGAATCAACTTCTCGCGCAGGACCCCACCATCAGGTAAGTTTGACGGATTTGGCGGTCTTCTCTCTATCACAGTTAGGACCGTCTTATAATGACAGCAGCAAACTGGGCTGGCTTAATCGTATCTATTGTTGCAATTGTATCAGCGTTTGCTGGCTCAGTGAGATGGTTAGTTAAACATTACCTTTATGAACTCAAACCTAATGGAGGTGGAAGTGTCAAAGACCAAGTTAATCGCCTTGAGGCTAGGATTGATGATATCTATCGTATTATCTGCGAGCGCAATAACTAGTTGCGGTTACCAAGGCTGGGTTCGCTATCCCTGCCAAGAGTATGAAAACTGGGAAAAACCTGAGTGTAATCCACCTCAATGTCTACCCACAGGAACTTGTACCAAAGACATCCTTCCAGGAGTATTAGATGAGCCCAAGAAATAAATTTAGCCCAGAAGACCTACATGCAAGATTGATAGTGACGATTGGCATCATACTAGCCATTGTGTTTGCTGGTTCTGTTTTTGCATTGTTATACGCTTTGCTGTTTATCACACAGCCTTTAGGAGAACAGGCACCCAACGATGCTGCATTTATTGACCTTGTTAGTACCTTGTGTGTGTTTCTTACTGGTTCTCTTGCTGGCGTACTTGCAGGAAATGGATTAAAGTCAAAACCAAAGGAAAAGAAAGATGGAGAATAACTATGAAACTTGTAAAGAAAGCCACGCCTGCAGCCATTGCTGTCCTGCGCCAGGCCACAGCGATAGCACCATTGCGTATGAAAGCCAGCGATGGACTTCTCCCTTCCCAAGCGCATATCAAACAGAGTCCAACTAGCGACCATAATACAGGGTTTGCAGTTGACTTGACTCATGACCCTAAGCACAAGATTGATTGCGATGACATCTTCCAGAAGTTAAAGGAAGACAAGCGAGTCAAGTACCTGATTTTCAAGGGCAAAATTTGGTCAAAAGAGCGTGCCAATGAGGGTGACCGCGAGTATACAGGTAGCAACAAGCACAACAAGCACCTACATATTTCCATCAATGATGACATGGGCAAGGATACAAGTCCTTGGTTCTGGTGGCTCAATCAACCTAGCATCGTATCACAGGTTGCTGCTAAGGTGGTACCTGTGCCTGCTAAGAAGGCATACAAGACAGAAGTTTGCACCTGCTGTAAATTACACGGTGTGAAGTAATCCTAGGAGGATACAATGGAACAATTTAAGCAAGTAGCAGCCACATGGTTCCGCGCTGCAGCATCTGCTGCGGTAGCACTTTACCTTGCTGGCGAAACGGACCTTAAGACTCTTGCATACGCAGCCCTTGCTGGTGCTGCTGGACCTATCCTAAAGTGGTTAGACCCATCTGCAACTGAGTTTGGTCGTGGCTCTAAGTAGGCCATTTAGGCCCCTAGCAGCCCCATAGAGACGAGATTACCCCTCTCCTTAGTAGAAATACTAGGGACGAGGGGTTTTTTCTTGTTTTAGTAGGCTCTACGATATCCCAAACAGGCAGGAAAACCTGGGAGTTGGGACACTTTCAGGGCGTCCAGGTCATAATGTATAGGTCGAGGGTACTTTTGGCCTCAACTCAAGGTCAATTTACTTCTATTTACTTTTGCTAAGGGTGTACTGAACCCACTAAATCCACCCTGAGTACACCCCGTACAGTTCACCCTCCAGTTGAATAGAATCCTGAGCCGTTGAACTTGACTGGAGCAGGGTTGTACACCCTGACCATAGGGTCATTACAGGCATCGCAGTATGGGATAATCTCATCCTCTGTCATACCTCTGGTAATGATTATGGTCTCTGAGTCGTTCTCGCACTTGTATTCGTAACTAGCCATTATCCAACCCTCCAAGATTAGACTCATAGTGTAACATAGAAGTGCGGGTAACCGTGGGGCGGAAACTTCAAATGACGGATGACGGCAAGTGCCTATCCTGAACTGTCTCCCTGAACCACCATTGAATTTAATGGGGGGTAGGGGGGCGTTTCTTAAAATCGGGATTCAGGCAGATTTTTAAGAAACCCGTGTGGTACCGTCTCCGTATGACGAAATTTATAGACGAAACCGAACACTACTTCATCATGGATATCACACACTTCTGCTGTGATTCTGTACAGTTTAAGTATCTATGCCGTATCTGCAGTGAAACAATGGATTGTTACTTCTGTGGATTCGACCCACATAGTCCTCACGACTGTGTTATAGTACAGCCATGAACGAATTACCTAAGCATATTTCCTATTCCAGTTTTACCACTTGGCAAGAGTGTGGCTGGAAGTATTATCTACAAAAGGTCGAAGGTGCTAAAGAGGCACACGCAGTGTGGTTTACTGGTGGCTCTGCCCTTCATAAGGCTACTGAAAACTATGACAACGCAGGTGAGATATCACTTGACTCCAAGTACCTTGATGAGGTCTGGAACACTGCTTGGTTTGAGCAGGTTAAGATTGATGAAGAAATCAACGGTGACATGAACACTTGGCAGTACGCCAAGAAGGAAGACATGTCATGGTGGTATGGCGAAGGTCGCTGGATGCTAGAGAACTGGGCTAAGTTCCGTAGCAACGGCTGGTCTGTCTACGAAGACTTTGTTGAAAAAGAATACGAGATTGAGATTGATGATGCCACAGTCAAGATGGCAATTGACCGTGTGATGGTGGACTTCGAGGGGAATCGGGTGCTCCTCGATATCAAAACTGGTGCGTCATCCCAGAGGCATCCTTTGCAACTTGCGGTCTATGCGTGGGCCCTCGGGAAGCAAGGGATTTCTGTCGACAAGGCAGGCTTCTGGGATGCACGTACTGGTCATATCTCCTTATGGAGTCTGTCCAACTTGTACCCTGAACGCGTAGAAGATATTCTTAATACTTTTGATAAGGCTCGTAAGGAGACAATCTTCCTGCCTAACTTATCCAACTGTGGTCGATGTGGTATAACATCTTCCTGCAAATACGTTAATGGCAACGTACACTAGAGTTCAAACTCGAACACATCAAGAGGGGATAAACAAATGACTGGTAACTTCCAAGTCAGTAGCAAACTCTACGACGGACGAATCTTCGTTGTAGCATCAGAGACCTACGCAGGATTCTGCGAGGCTTTAGAGCAAGCCGTAGGCATTGAGGAATCGCAAGATGTCCTTAAGCAGATGGCACAGTCACTTGCAGGTGCACCACAGAATGCATCACAAGCGGTTGAGAATGTTCGTCAGGCGTATCCAAACGCACAAGTCGACCATACTGCTCATCCAACACAAACTGCTAGCAGCACACTAGGACCAGAGGCTAAGCGTTGTAGCCATGGAATTATGACAAAGCGACAGGGTTCAGGGGCTAAGGGACCTTGGAAGGGCTACATGTGCCCATCTCCAAAGGGTACTCCCGACCAGTGCCAACCTGTATTCATCCGTCGTAACGATGCAGAATGGGAATCTTTCTAAGAGATGAGAACACTTGCCCGCGCAGTAGGTAGTAAGGACATAGGTGGCGAACCGCTACCAACTGTCTTTCGTACCTTCGAATTAAACAAAGTCGTGTTTCGGCGTGCCGAAATCTCGATGATTGCTGGTACACCTGGTGCTGGCAAGTCTTCTGTCGCATTAGCCCTAGCGTTGCGAGCAAAGGTGCCAACACTGTATGTCAGTGCTGATACCAATGCACACACTATGGCTATGCGATTACTCTCTATGATTACTGGCAAGCCTCAATCTGATGTAGAAGTTTTACTTGAAACTGAGGTTGCTACTTCTCGCAAAGTTATTAACGAACATGCTCAGCATATCTTTTGGTCTTTTGATTCTAGCCCTACGCTAGATGACCTAGACCAAGAGGTTGCTGCGTTTGAAGAATTGTGGGGTTGTTCGCCAACACTCATTGTTATTGATAACCTTATGGATATCTCTAATGATGGGGGAGAAGAGTTTGCGAACATGCGCTCCACATTGAAAGAACTCAAGTACCTCGCAAGAGATACAAACGCTGCTGTTGTAGTACTTCATCATACGAAGGAGTCCTACACAGGTACACCGTGTCAACCACGCTCTGCTCT